GGCCCATGCTCGACCGCCTCTTTTCTTGATCTTTTTTGTCCTTTTTTGTCCTTTCCTATTGATTTACCATACGGATGAGTATACGTATGGTCATGGGTTTCACTTTTGTCTCATGCAGGACAAGACAAGACGGGACCCGACAAGACAGGACTCGACACGACATGACAAGACAAGACGCGACATGACCCGACACGACATGACCCGACACGATATGACACGACAGGACCAGACTCGACTTGTTTATCTTCTTAGAAAGGAGGACCCCAGATGTGGAAGTATCAATTTCACCTGAATTAAAATGCGTGCGTTGCGGGCATATGTGGCGGCCTCGGCAAAAACAAGTCCGTAGCTGTCCACGTTGCAAATCCGCTCTCTGGGATATCCCAAAGAGAGAAAGGGGAAAAAATGGCGATGAAATTTGAGGTATTGGAGGCTGTACAAGCGGCAATTAATTTGCTCGTTACTCGCCTAAACAAATTACAGATGGGTGAGACAATAACATATGATGAGCTGAGAACAGTGGCTGCTCTGAGTTCCCTCGACGGCAGTTCTTATGCTCTTAGACAAGCCCGAAAAATGCTCCAAGGAGAAGAAAATAAAGTTTTTCTTTGTTTGCGTGGTCAAGGATTGAAGTACATAACCGATCCTGAGATTGTGTCGAGCACTGAACAAGCTCGAAAGAAAATAAACCGTGCCGCTATACGTGGTCTGAAACGCCACCAATGTACGAATATCATGCAGTTGAGTCCAGAGGAGCAGAACTCTTATCGGGTGCATGCAAGTTTGCTGGCAGTGACACATGACATCACAAAAAGACTAGTTGTCCAACGGCTTGCCGTTCGGATGGCTGAGACACAAGAGGCGATGACCAGAGAAGCAACACTTGAGTTTTTGATGCGAAGTCAGAAGCAACCTATAGAGGTTACGGATACATGATTTTCTTTATCTTGACAGGACAGGACGCGACGAGATCGGACAGGACTGGAGCTGACGATATCTGATAAGACGCGATAAGATTCGACTTGACACAAACGTGAAACCGAGAGAACGGCTAATTCTCCCGGCTTCTAACTGCCCGCAAGGAGAGGACCCATGCGAACTGTAAAAGTACACTTATCATCTGTAACCCTTATGCAGCAACGTCGCCCGATAAGCTTGGCAGAATATCCTAAGTTAAGTGGCGAAACAGCTGATGAATATGAGCGTCGTATCTGGCCAGAAGTTGCACACTGGACTTCAAACAAGCCTGACGCAAAGATGTTCATTCCCGCGATGTCTTTTAAGAAGTCTGTGGCTACGGCTGCCAAGCGAACTCCCATCAAAATTCCCGGGCAACGTAATGCGACATACACGAAGTTTTTTGTCAGTGACGTGATGGTCATGGCTGATGTGGTCTTATCAAACACCCGTAGGTCTGAGGTTGAAGGAGCTTGGGTATATGTCCCTGGACAACCGGGCTCGGGCGGGGGATCGAAGGTGTGGAAATGTTTCCCACAAGCACAGTCTTGGAATGCAGCTGTGGATTTTGCAATTTCAGAGGACATAATCACGAAAGAAGTTTTTGAGCTTTACCTGAAAAAGGCTGGGGCAAGTGTTGGAATTGGTGTCTGGCGTCCTGAAGTAGGCGGGTTGAATGGGCGTTTTATGCCGACCAAGTTTGAATGGAGAGAGGATGTCCAAGAGGATCAATTCTTGAAGAATCTGGCAAAACGGGTTTGAGGATTTATAACGAGACACGACACGATGGGACAAGGCTCGACACGACCTGACACGACGCGACTGGACGCGACGTGACTGGACTCGACACGACGTGACCAGACAGGACCTGACGTGACGCGACACGACCAGACTGGACGTGTTTATCACTCAGACAAGGAGGCTGTTTTTCCTGACGGGACCGGACATGACGCGACATGACACGACGAGACGTGACAGGACATGACAGGACATGACCTGACTCGACATGACGAGACTGGACACGACAAGACTGGACGTGTTTATCACTCAGACAAGGAGGCTGTTTTTCCTGACGGGACCGGACGCGACACGACACGACACGACGCGACTGGACACGACCAGACGCGACACGACATGACCCGACACGACATGACGAGACTGGACACGACTCGACCCGACCAGACAGGACGTGTTTATCACTCAGACAAGGAGGCTGTTTTTCCTGACAGGACCTGACGCGACGCGACGCGACAGGACCGGACGCGACATGACCCGACACGACGGGACACGACAGGACAAGACTGGACTGGACACGACAAGACAGGACAAAACTCGACATGCTCAAAAGCCTGGTTATACCGGGCGCGGCTTTTTTGTGACATACTCCCCCTATGCCTTCTGTGAATGAAACTCTTGTCGACTCGTTTACGACACATGCGGTTGATCTGGCACGAGTCGAGGCAAGTATCCAGTCTGATGTTTTTATTTTGCTCCGTAACTTGGAGCGCAATCTCGTCAAAAACCTTGCCTCCTCCGATCCGACGGGCCCTACTCGGACTGCCTTTCAGCGTCGGCGGCTCCAGTCCCTCTTGACTGAGACTCAGATGACGATTCGCGAGAGTTACCAAGACATACGTCGAATAACCCAGGCATCTGTCACGAGTATGGCGCAGGTAGAACAAACGTTTGTCATCCAATCTCTGAACGAAGCTCTGGGGATAGACCTCGTAACCCCGACACTTGATGCGGCTTCTCTTAAAACTTTGACAACCGATACGCTTATTCAAGGTGCTCCGAGCAAGGAGTGGTGGAAGCGACGAGCCTCTACTTTACAGGATCTTTTTATGGACGAAATGCGACAAGGCATGCTCCAGGGCGAACCGCTGGCTCAGCTGCTGCAACGCGTACGCGGAACACGAGCAGGGGGCTTTAAGGACGGCATTATGCGGGTTTCACGTACTAGTGCGGAACGGCTGATACGCTCCTCTGTCCAGACAGCAGCAAATAAGATTCGTAGTGAGGTCATGAACGAGCATAAGGACATTATAAAGGGGAAGCTATGGCATAGCACTTTAGATGCAAGAACAAGCCTTATCTGTCAAGTTCGTGATGGGAGAGTGTACACACTTGATGATGAGCCGGTAGGGCACTCGTACCCTGCATTGGGCGGCGCAGGCGCTGCACATTTTTCTTGCCGTTCGGCCTGGGTGCCACAAACAAAGTCTTGGGCGGAATTGTCGAACAGTCAGGCAGTGACGGTTAATGGCCGCCGTTCGTCTATCCGCAAATCCTATGAGCGGCGTATGGGACAAGCAGGTTTCACTGATGCCGAAATAAAAGAGCGGATTTTCCAGGCTCGATCTTCCATGGATGGGCTGGTCCCTCGTACAACCACTTTTCCTACCTGGTTGCGGCAAAAAGATGCTGCCTCTCCTGGTTTTGGCGCGCAGGTTCTTGGGCCTACACGCTGGAACTTATGGAGGAGTGGGCAGCTCAGTTTCACCGACCTTGTGGATTTCAAAGGTCAGCCTCTTACTGTGGCTGCTTTGCAACAGAAATTGGCCGCTCAGACGGCGTAGTCTCTTCTTTTTTTCTCTTTCTCGGGGTGTTCCAGTACGGGCTTCGGCATCGCGGACAGGTGAGCGGGGTCGCTTGTGGCCGTGGCGCCCATTCATGTGTGCATCGTATGCAGACTTGGATTTTAATCCTTGCTGAAATAGTCGAGTAACTGAGATTTTTCATGGCGTGACAGGATAGGGTTTGGTCAGGCACGGCATGGTCTGGAAAAGGGCAGCAGGATAAAACCCTGCTGCCCTTTTTTGCGTTATCGATTGACATTCCCCCTCTTTTCTTTTTAAAATGCAGATAAACAAACCCCGTTTTCGGTCGGGGTCTGTGTTTGCTGGTTGCACACCAAACACTGCTCAACCGTCTGTGGCGTGTTGAGACGCAGATAAGCTCGGGCGTCTGTGGCGTACCGGGAAAGGATAAAGAATGGCAATAGCCCCATTTGTAGAGACCCTTGACGGTGTAGAGGAGGCGTTTAAGCCGCTGTATGTAGAGACGGAAGGCGGATTCTTGCTCGATGCAGAAATGGATAAACATCCTAGTGTTGTGACTCTAAAGACGGCACTCGATCAGGAACGAGAAAAGCGCAAAAAAGCCAATGAAGCGATAGGAAAGTTCAAGGACGTCGACCTGACTAGGTGGGCGGCCTTATCAGCTATGTCTGATGAGGAACTTTCGGCGTTTCATACGTGGCAAGAAAAACAGACGGACGGATCGGACGACGGGAAAGGCGACGATAATTTTGAAGAACGGCTGGACCGTGTCACACGAAAGATGCGGGCAGATCACAAGAAGGAACTGGAAGCCCGAGACGGCCGTATTGGAGAACTCGATACGGAAAAAGAACGGCTGAATAGTGATCTTCGGAACTTCAAAATCAATCAGCGGCTTCTTGCAGTAGCGCAAAAGAAAGGTGCTCAAGACCCTCAAGATTTTCTTCTCCGTGCAAACGGGGTATGGAAAATGGATGAGGACGGTGAGCCTGCCGCCTATGATGATCTCGGCGATCTGATCCGAGGTCCCGATGGCGTAAAAAAGATCAGTATGGAAGAATGGATAGATGGGATTGGCGCAGAGGCCAAGTACCTATTCAAATCAAGTGCTGGTGGCGGCGCAGGTGGCAGTGGAAATGGAGACAGCAAAGGCAATCGGGCACACTCAAAAAAAGAATTGGGCACGCCTGAGAGAAAAGCTGCTTTCATTGGTGAGTATGGGCAAGATGCGTATCTAGATCTCCCGTCCGGTGAGTAATACGAAACCTTTGGTGTGGGGATATCGAGATGATCTGTGGCAATTGGCAAAGCAAGTGATTTTACCATCTATGATGAGGAGTTCTTTGGCGGTTTTACCGAAATCCAGCAACAGATGTCGGATGCGTTTAATAGCGCAAGCCGAAATGGGCTGCGCCTTCAGCCGTTGCGTCGTAAAGGCGACTACGAGAAAGAGAGTTTCATGCAGGAAGTATCGAGTCTAATCACACGACGCGATACGACCAGCGTAGCTACTGCTACGGACTTGGCGATGACCCAAGATGAGTTTATCGGCGTGAAGATCAATCGAAAAATTGGCCCTGTCTCCCAGACGCTTGACGCGTGGCGGAAGATATCAGAGAACCAACAGACCATGTCGTTTCTCTTGGGGCAGCAGATTGCGAAAGCCGTTATGGTTGATTATGTCAACATGGCTGTTTCAGCCGGTGTGGCGTCCTTACTCGGGCAAACAGCCTTGACCCATGATGCCTCGACTGGGGCAGGGACTGATACCATGTCCCACACATTACTTCTGAGTGCCCTGGCTAAGTTAGGTGATGCAGGTGGCCGAGTTGTAGCTCTAGTCATGCACTCGAAACCATACTATGACCTCATGAAACAAGCGATTACCGATAACATAGTTGATGTTGCCGGTGTATCAATTAACACCGGTGATATTGCGTCTTTTGGCAAACCAGTGATCGTGACCGACAGTACGAACCTGGTGGAGACTTCTGGTTCTTCGGAATCAGTCTATCGGACCTTATTGCTTGTAGAGGATGCGGTTCGTGTCCAAGAGTCGGAAGAACGCGATGTGTTGAGTGAACCTGTCACTGGGCTAGAGAACTTGGCATTTAGAATCCAGGGGGAGTTTGCGTTCAATCTTCGTGTGCGGGGTTTTAAGTGGGATACCACTAATGGGGGATCGAATCCGACTGACGCAGCTGTTGCAACCTCAACGAATGGGACCTGTCTGCCTCAGATACTCGATCAGGTCCAGGGGCCTTGCTTATAACTGATTAACCCATGTCCGGGGCAGGCTTTCAAGTCTGTCACTTGGTGACTTTCGGCGTCATCACGCCCCCCCCCCTATGAGTCTCACGTTAGGCTCACCGTAAGTTTGGGTGGGATGTGAAGACGCCAAAAGTCTTTTTGTTCTTAGCCAAAAAACGACGTGTAGGGGAGTTTTATGGCACGAGTTCTGATGTATGCAGGCCACGGCTTTCTGCCGATGGTCGCCTTTCAACGCGGCATTCGCACAGTTAGTACCCTTCCTCTTGTCCTTCGCGGCGCATCTACGTATGGAGCAAATGACTACGAATCATGCACCGTAGGCATCATGTTCGGCATGAAAGAGCCTCTTAATCGGATGCTCCCCGATCAACGTGCACATGATACACACGTTCTTATTATAGATTTAGGATATCTGAAACGCGGAACAGTAGCAGAAGCACGACAAAACCCTGAAGAAGTGTATTGGTCTGTGAATCTTAATGGGCTAAACGGCTGGGGAGACCCGCCTCCCTCGCCTATGCCTTCTGACCGTTGGAAATCATTGGGTCTTTCTATGGCGAGATGGCAAGATCCGACAGAGGGGCATTTCCTCGTGTGTGGCCAGAAACCACATGACGCTGCACTTGGTGGCGTACAGCCTGGTCAGTGGCTTGTCGAGACCGTATCTCGGCTACGAAGTCTGACAAACAAACAAATTGTTTGGCGGCCCCATCCAGATGACCATTCGAGTCGAAGATTACACATGGCCGCTGAGACAGGAGTGAGGCAGAGCAAGGGCAACCTACTTGCCGAAGATTTAAAGGGATGTGCGGGTTTGATTGCATATAATTCTAATTCTCTTGTCGAAGCTTTACTTGCTGGCGTGCCAATTTATCCTCTTGGTCCAGGGTCAGTTTGCCCGACGATGGGCCATGCTGCTCTGACAGTAGAGACAATAAAGAATCCTCTCAGGCCGGAACGAAATCAGTTTTTTTACGACCTTGCATACCGTCAGTGGAATATCCCGGAATTAGAAGCCGGTTTGGCATGGTCTCATTTCTTTGATTCTAGTGGTATACTCAAATCTTCGGATGCTTCGAGGACAGGTGGGGGTTTGATGTCCTCCTCCCCATCTCCGCGCCGGGGGGCAGCTCGACGCACGTCGAAGCAACCGTTCCCTGCTGTTTCCGCTCCATCACAGCAGGGTCTTTCTCCTGCTGCGCCACCATTCCTGCAGCAGGAGAACCTATCCCCTCCTGCTGCCACCCTTCAGCAGGAGGGGGATTTCCTTGACCCTGAAAATCTAGCGTCGTTAATCCATCCGGGAGAAGAGAAAAAGTAGCATGCTCGGTGATTATATGGACGGCCGCTGGTGGCCGCATATTATGTACTGGCTAGACTGGAACATCTCTACATATCGTGTGAGTTGGTTCGTGTGCGTGTTTGTGATGTATCTTCGTGCTTACTCCCCCTATTCTCAAGATTTCCCTTTTGATGTGACGGGCCTTGTCTTTGTTTTCTTTACGGGAACATGTCTCTGGATTGCTTACTGTGCCTTTTGGTATGGCTGGGGGGTAGGCTGATGCCTCAAGCCCTCGTGTACGAGACCTCCCGTAATCTTCCCAAGACTCGGCGTATCATGTCTGCTGTTGCGGCAGGATTAGAGCGTCGTCACTATGCTATTGAAATACGGGATAGCTGGGAGTATCCCCAAGGAGATGAGACAGAAGCCGACCTTATAGCTATCTGGGGGGATTTCCACGGGACCGAGCGAATATTTGCAGACCGTCATGCTTTTAAGCGGCTCTTGCATATCGACAACGGATATATTCAGCGGGGTCACTTCAAAGGGTATTATAGTGTCACCTACAATGCCAAACAGGCGCATCGCGTCCTCTGGGAATTGCCTTGCCCTTCGGGAGATCGTTGGCGGGCGCTAGGGGAGTCGATACACCGGTGGCGGAAAAGTGGCAGTAAGATCCTCGCCCTTGGGCTGTCTCGTAAGCAATGTGGAAACTTAGGATTCGAGTATCCCAGCGTGAATCGCGAATTGCAGAGGGCGTTGCATACTGCGACAAATATGCCTGTGGCCATGCGCGAGAAACGGTATGACCAGAAAGATGAACCCCTGCGGGATGTGTTACGCAAAGGATCGTGGCACAGTGTGGCGGGTTACCATACTAAAGGGCTAATCGAAGCGCTCCTTGAAGGGCGTCCTATCTTAGCGTTACATCCTTGCGCTGCGCAGTCTATGGGAAATGAATCCTTGGAGGAAGTTCTCACGCCCTGTTATCCAGACAACCGCGAGGAGTTCTTCATCCGCCTGGCCTATCACCAATGGACTTTAGAAGAGATTCGACAAAGCCATCCGTGGAGAAAAGATAGCCCGTTGCGGATTATTGGGAGGATTACCTGATGCGTCACATTGCCCTGTACTATGATGCTTCCAGTTCTCGTGGGCGGTCTGTTATCAATACCCTTATGGCGGGTATTGCGCAGGCAGACCTGGGTGATAAAGTCGCCATCTATACTGAACAGGAATACAAAAAAGGCATACACGGCGACATCGTGTGTTGGTATGGTCTCTCGGGAAAGTTGATGGACTTGGCCCATCTTCTCTGGGAAAGCAAGACCCCTAACGTTTTTTTTGACCTCCCGTATTGGGGCAGGAAGCACGAACCCCACCCTCAGCATCATCGCTTTGCTTTAAATGCCCATCAGCCTACTAAGTATTTTCAGCAAGGACGTGAACCAGAACGGTTTCTGGCGTTTAATCGGCCTATAAAACCGTGGCGAGAAACAAGTCAAGCTGGCGCGGTCTTGGTTGCTGGCATGAGTGACAAGCAAACGCAAGCCTGGGGATTGGGGCCGAGCTGGGAGTTTCATGTCGAGCTGATCGAAAAGTTTAAAAGGCAATGGGGCGACTGGGTGGGCAAAGATCCTCCCCCTATTGCCTGGCGACCTAAGCCTGCTTGCAGGGTAAGCAGACGCCCTATCCCAGGCACGCGCTACGCTGATGGGTTATTATCGGAGGAATTGCAGAGATCCCTTTTGGTTTATACATACCGGAGTAACACAGCCATAGACGGGTTGATTGAAGGAGTCCCCTGTGAAGTGGTAGGGAGCGACCACCCTGCGTATGTTTTGAGTTGCAAGGACCCGATTTCTCAAGACGTTCGTCTCCAGTTCTGTGCCGATCTAGCATACTGCCAAACGTCCATGCAAGAACTTCGGAACGGACGAGCGTGGAAGTTTATCAGCAATCAATTGGGAGAGCTTCCATGATGGGCAACGTTTGTATGGACTGTAGATACTCAGTTATTTTTACGAGTAATGAGCTTTATTGTAATTTATATGGGAACATGAAAACGGAAGACTATTTCGCTATAGAGGGGATAGAACAGAAATCAACTCCACTTTGTGGAAGAGAGGCGAAGGGGGGTATTCGTGCGGGATTTCTCCAGCGAGCGGCACGGCGAGTTCATTATTCAAGGGGATCAGGAGACTAGCATGCACGTCACCTTCTTTGCCGTGGAGAAAGACCGAGAAGACAAGCTGGCCGCCTCATTCTGTGAGGGGGTAAAGCGTAGCCGTACAGACACCTGTGAGGTCGTTCGTCCGGCTTCCTACCCTGCCCCGAATCCACGTACTGATGTGGCGGTCATGATTGGCGTTAAAGGGTATTCCCGTCGCCTCCTTGACAATCATCTTGAAGCAGGAAAACACACGGTCTATATCGATAAAGGGTATCTTGGCGGGCGGAGTGCCTATTTTAGGATGAGCGTAAACAGCTTCCAGCCGCTTGCCTACTTCCAGAAAACTCCACGGCCTGATGATCGGCTACGTGCACTGTCTGTGAACATGCTCCCGATGCGAACGCAAGGGAGCCACATTATTATTGCAGGAGGGTCACTTAAGTATGCCAAATGGCATGGGCTGCATACCGGGCAAAGTGTGGACCCGATGACCGAATGGGCACGGAAGTCCCTGAAGCGGGTTGGTAAGTACACAAATCGTCCCCTTATTTATAGACCGAAGCCGTCATGGAAAGAGGCGGTGTCCCTTTCTGGAGCACGGTTTTCGCGGCCGCCTGAACTGCTTGCTCACCTTCTCCCCGATGCTTGGGCACTGGTGACCTTTGGCAGCAATGCTGCCGTTGAGGCGCTTACTGCTGGGGTTCCTGTTATCGTCACTGGGGATGGGATAGCGAGACCACTGGCTCGTACACAAGAGGAGAATATAGACGACCTTTTTATCCCCTCTGACGCAGTGCGCCGACAGTGGCTGGCAGATATGGCGTATTGTCAGTTTAATGTCCAAGAAATGGAATCAGGACTGGCCTGGAAGATCCTGAGGGAACAAATTGCATGCCGCTGAGTGACGAGGGCATCCGGCTTCAGAAGCAGTATCAGAA